ACAGAGTTTGCCGAATGGTTAGACCCTAATCTTGAGGAGCATGAAATCTATTCACTCGATTACCTTGGAGACAATGATTAAAGCATTTTTTGGAATTGGAGTTATTGCAAGTTTAATTGCAATCCCTTCTTCATCAGAACCTGAACAAATCAAAGTACAACCCTATGCACCAGAACCTGTAGAAGAAATTCTTATAGAAGAAGAGACTTGGAAGTGTCCTAGTTGTACTCCCAATGAAAAAGTTGTTCTAGCAGCATTACAAGAGCACACAAAGATCTCTGATCGTAATGCACTTGCAACAATCATGGGAAACATTCAGCAAGAATCTAAATTCATTTCTAACATCTGTGAAGGTGGTGCTCGTGTTACTTATGAGAACTGTCTGAGGGGTGGTTATGGATTGATTCAATGGACTTCTATCAATCGTTATAAAGGACTTGGAAACTTTGCAGTGAAGTATAGTTGCAATCCAAGTGAATTGGAATGTCAGGTTCGTTGGATGATTAATGAACCTATCTTCCAACGTGTTCTTCCACAATTTGAAGGTGGTGGGCAGACAGTATCATATTATATGAGACCTGCATATACCTGGTTGGGTTGGGGTATCAAAGGCAATAGAGAACTTTATGCATATGACTATACTAAAAAAATGATATTAGTATGATTTTAAGATCTATTAAAAATCTATTCTATAAAACTATTCCTGCTCCTAAGTATTTGAAGAATGACCCTTGGTTCGGGCCCGCAGTTTTGTCGGATCTTCAAATGACCTTTAAAGAAGCATTCGATCATGCAGTAGTTGATAATCAACTATTACCTGAAGATGGCATTTTAGAGTCAAAAAATATTCATGAAACTATCTATCGTATTGCTATAAGTAGTGGAAAAACAACTACGCAACTTAATCCAATGTACGAATTTGGAGGAGGTTCTGAAAACTTCCAAGAGAAATGGCAATCAGGAATTAATTATAACTATTTACAATAATTAAAAATTTTTTTTAAATATATTACTAATGAAAAAAATTATTATGGCTTTAATGGCAGCATGTCTTGCTGCTCCTGTAACTGCAGATCCTCTTAAGGATAATGAATACTTTACTATGCATTCTATGGGGTGTATGCTTCTACAAGAATGCACTGAAGGAGTGATGGAAGTCTCTTCACTTCTAGATGTTTCATCTCAATATAATGATCCTGAAAGTTTTACTTTCGCTTCTAATGAATTCAATCAAATGCTTGTAGCATTGAATCAGGTGGGAGTTCAAGTATATCTTGCAGATGAGAAGTATTTCCCAGTAGGACATCGTGGTGTCTATCATACTGTAAGCAACAATTTCTATCTAAACAAAGCATTCATGGGTCGTCCCAGCACACTCATGAGTGTAATGCGCCATGAAGGGTGGCACGCTGCTCAAGATTGTATGGCAGGAACGATTGATAATAGTTTGATTGCTATCATTCTACCCGAAGATACTGTTCCTCCTATGTATCAGGAAATTGTGAAGAGAGCATATATGCTTCAACCAGGTGCAATTCCCTGGGAGAAAGAAGCATTCTGGGCAGGTAAAACAGAAGGTATGACTCAAGCAGCATTGGAATCATGTGCTCGCGGAACAATGTGGACTGATTATGATCCGACTCCAATGACTCGTGAATGGTTAGTCAAAGAAGGATATATTTCTAAATAGAAATGCGTTGCTCTATATGGAATGCCAGAGGAAGTTAAGAAAGAAGTATCGAATGATCCTAAGAAAAAGGGTATTCTTGGTAAACTAAAGGAGGCAGCAGATGACAAAGAAGAGCAACTTGCTATTCTTTCTACTTTTGTTAGGCTTGGCATCCTTGTTTGGAGTGGCGGAATACTCACGCTGGCATACATCAAACTTCCACCAGCATTGGGTATTCCAGAGCAAAAACTAGACCCCACCTTCATTGCATCAGTCTTTACCGGAGTTTTAGCTACCTTCGGAGTTCAGGCAGCAAAGAAAGCAGGAGAAGGTGGTGGTAATGGTGGTGGTATAAGTAAAGCAGATATGGAAAGATTGATTGCTGCAGCAGCACAAACTGCACCTGCACAAACTATTCGTATTGAACAGGCACCTGTACAAATAACACAGGCACCTCCAAAGTCCGATGAATCTTACAAGATGTAATTATGGATAATCAAAAGTCGTCATTTAAGTGGGTAGTTCTAACAGTGGGAACACTGTTTGGGATTGCTCATATTGGTGTCTTGGGTCATCTCATAAACAAAAATAACTTACCTATAATTAATCTTCCCGTTGGTGATTACACTTCCTACAGTGTAGATGCTGGAAAGGATGGATATAGAATTGAATATAATGCTAATGATCCTAAAGTATTAGGTGTTAGAAAACATCTTGATAAGAAGAATGGATTTTTTGGTATTGGTGGAAATACGCATCTTATAACTGAAGAAGAATATACAATGGATGGAGCCCGCCATATGGGTGGAGGTGTTGCGGGAAAGTTGACTGCCCAAAACGTAGAATGCATCAAAGCGGAGGGCGCTGGAGAATCGACCGGAAAAATGGTGGGTGCTAGTATTGGTGCTGCTGCTGCTCCATGGTTCACTAGTATTCCTTATGTTGGTTGGTTAGTTTCTGGATGGGTGGTAATGCTTGGACAAGATAAGGGTGCAGATATTGGTGGAGAACTGGCAACAACAATGATAGAGGGATGCGATGAACTTTGAATTGGATATGGATGATTATGCAATCATTCTCAATGCTCTACACTACTATAAGAAAGTAGAGAAGCGTGGCAACTTCAAACAGTATAATGAAGAGCGTGTGAATAAGTTAAGAGATAAGATGGCATATCAACTAATACCATCTCCGAATAGTGGTAATAACTTGTGAGTGCTGTATTTGTATTTGGATTTGTAATACTACTTACTATAGGAATGGAACTTACCTGGCCAGTTAAAAAATGAATTTACTATTACGCCCTCTTGATAATGTTACTGATCCTGTATGGTCAGTAATCCTATGTGTGATACTTGCAGTCATAGGTGCATTACTTATAATTATATACATATTAAGAGAAGCATTTGCTGAATTGGACAATGGCAGATCAAATCAACCAGAAGGACGCGAACCAGGACCAGCAGATAGCACTCCTGACACACAGGATTGAGGACGCTGAGAAAACGCAAGAAGAACTCAGACAAAGAGTTCGTAATCTTGAGAGATGGGTTTGGCGTGCTGGTGCTGTTATATCAGCAGCAATCACAATTATCGGAATAGTATCGGCAGCAGATGCCAAGGAGATCAATTATGGGAGCAATGACACCACCAAGCAGGAAATCCTGCTACAACTTCAGAGTAACGGAGATTAATCGTGTTCTTGACGGGGATACTATTGATGTCACCATTGATCTTGGGTTTGATCTATACAAGAAAGAAAGAGTTAGAGTTGCAGGCGTTGATACACCAGAGAAGAGAACAAGAAATCTTGAGGAGAAGGCTCTGGGACTAGATGCTACTAACTGGATGAAAGAAAAACTGGAAGGAGCAATTGCTGGTGATGACGAACTCTCTGTCAGAACTGAATTGGTTGGCGGTATGGGTAAGTATGGTCGCCTTCTTGGTTGGTTATATATTGGAGATGCAGAAATATCATTGAATGAGCAGATGATTACCGAAGGTTATGCTCACGCCTACGATGGTGGCACCAAAGATATGAACTTAGAAAAACTGCGTGAAATACGCAGATCACATGGAACTTTAACGGAGTAAATCAATGCAAAAAGTAATTAATGTTTTAGCAGTCCTATCATTTGTAGGAACTGCAGGTATTGTTGGCGGTGGTGCTGCAGTATATCTCAATAAGGATTCTATTATTGAGAATGTAAAGGGACAAGTTGCTGGTGCAGCAGCAGAAGCAATTGCAGGACAACTTCCTGGAATGATGGACGCTGCAATGCCAGAATTACCTGGTGCTACTGGTGGTGTTATGCCATCTGTACCATCTATGCCTAAAACTACTGGACCTGCACTTCCATTCTAATAATGATTCCAGAAATCCAGTTAGGTAATATTGATATTGGAATTAATCAAGTTAGTAATTTGATTATTAACGATACACCT